TGAATCTAAAATTAAGGATCAGGAGACAGCACAATTAAATGCCCTGTTGGATCAGGCGGTAATTGATGGCCAGATCTTAGGCGATCAAAAATCAAACTTTGCAGCTCTTGGCTTTGATGGGGCTAAGAAAATCATTTCAGGTCTCCCCAAAAAAGTCAATCTGGGCGGAAATGTAACCAATCATGGCAGCTCTGACGGAGTAGAACCAAAAACAAGGGACGAATTTGAAAAGCTGTCATTTGAAGCAAAACTGGCCTTCAAAGACGCAAACCCTGAGGGATATAAAAAGTTGTTCGCTCAATAATCAGGTCATATTAACAGAATATCTTATTTAAAACCAATAACATGAGTTTAACTAATTTCCCAGAAATGTGGGAGTCACGAGTCGAAGAAAGATTAACCCAAGCGGATGTCGCACCGTGGTTAGATGGAATCAGTGAAATAGATGCTGACGTTACAATACTTGGTGCAGGTGCTGCAACGGAAAAGAACATCATTTACATTCCTACAACGGATTTTGCTCCTGACGTGTTGATCAACAATACTACTTACCCATTGAATGTGGTCGAGTACGAAGATGGAACTGTGCAGATCGCTTTGGATAAATATACCCCTGAGGTTGTGTCTTTAACTGATGATCAGGTGATGGGTGCATCTTATCCAAAGATTGACGCAGCTACAAACACAACTGTAAAGGCCATCAATGAAAAGAAGTTTTCAAAGGCAATCCATTCAATTGCTCCAGCATCAAATAAAGCAGCTACTCCGGTTATCCTTACCACTGGTGATGTGTTCGGGGATCACAAAAGACTGGAATACGATAATCTGGTAAATTTGAAGAATTTACTGGATTCCCAAGGAGTCCCAGTTACTGATCGTAGACTGGTATTGTGTACGGATCATTGGAATGACCTTTTGCTTGACCGTAAGAACTTTGGTAATCTTTTGGTCGATTACAAAGAAGGTCAGCCAGCTCCTAAAATTGCGGGCTTCCAGTTATATCAATACATTGATAACCCATATTTCACTGTTTCGACAAAAACAAAGCTTCCTTATGGAGCTGTGGCTGCTGCTACAGAACGTCGTGCGTCTGTTGCTTACTGGACTCCAAACATCGCCAAGAAAACTGGGATCACCAAGCAATATTTCTGTGCTGCTGCGATCAATCCCCGTACTCAGGCAAACGAGCTGGGATACCGTCACTACTTTGTTGCTACACGTAAGCAAGAGAAAGCGGTCGGTGCAATTGTCAGTGATGTAGCCTAATCGCAGAGATATGAGTCATATTGAAAAACTGCTAAGAACGTTTGAATTTGAGAACTGGTCGGATCTGACCAGTTCTCTGTTCCCTTCCGTGAAGTATTCACTTACAGCTGTGGCTGTATCATTCAGTGCTTTTTCTGTGATGACTTATAAAGTTGTTGGACTGGATGTTCTGGCCTCGATAGCTTTTGTATGCATAATGATTCTGGAAGTATTGACGGGGATGCTTGCGAGCAAGAAGATGAAGGTTAACACCAGTTCGGTCAAGTTGAGCCGATTTTCTTTAAAGATGGCCTGTTACCTGGTCGTGCTTTTCGTGAGCAACTCATTTGCTGAGAGCTTCAAGGTTAAAGGATCGAATGTTGGTTTCTGGTTTTTCGACTGGCTCCATATCTATCTGGCGATACACATCGCAACTGAAAATATCATCAGCATTATTGAAAACTGGGCTATTATCGAAGGAAAGGACAAGACCTACTGGATTGTGAAAATTCAGGATAAAGTCAATAATCTATTTAAGTAATGGGAAAGACAAGTCAATTTATTGTAGAGGCTGCGGAATGGTATAACGGACGTACTGAAAAGCCTAATAATTCAGGGTTCAATGATCCAGCATTTGAAAAAGAGCTTAGTTCCGTTGGCTGGCAAAAGTCCTATGCATGGTGCGCTTTTTTTACGAAGCTTATCTATACGAAAGCTTATAAAAATGATGCAAATCTGTCCAAAGTAATAAAAAGTCGTTTTAATGGCGGAGCTCTTGCAACCTTCAACAATGCCAAATCGGATGGAATCTTTAAGGTGTCTGATATTCCAGTCATTGGCGCAATTGCTGTATGGCAGCATGGAAACGGAAGTTCTGGGCACGTCGGTATTGTTAAGTCATTTGATTTACAAAAAAATACCATGTACTGCATTGAAGGCAATACAAATGCATCAGGCTCCCGTGAGGGTGATCGAGTTGCTATCAAAGCCCGAACGATCAAAAGAGATCGAAGTGTAAGCGGATTGAATCTCAAAGGATTTATTTACCCCATAGAATTGTAAGAATGCAAAGGTTAGGTTTGATATTGTTGGCGTGTTTCGCCCTGTGGAGCTGCAAAAGCCGTAACATTGAGGTTAAGGCTGGCCTCTACAGGGTGACAAATACGTCAGGTTCCTTGGATAGTACTTGGTCAATAGGAATGCGGTTCGAAAACTTCTCAGGTACTATCTACAGTGACGGTAAAGTAGAAGGTCGGGCAGATCAGGCGGAGATCAGAGGCCAAGGAGTGAAAAAAAAGCAGACAGATCAAACCACCAGTGAGGTCGATACGACAAAGTCTGTCACAAATAATACTTCCCGATCAGACCTATCTGTGAATAAAAAGGAATACCACCGCCAAAATGAGGTGAAGGGTAAACAAGTCCCTTGGTATGTCTGGCTAATTGGAATAGCTGGAATGCTCGCTCTTGGATATTTTGTAGTATCCAAGGTAAAATCAAAATTAAAAATCATTTAAACATCATTTAAAGATGGAAAATACACGTGAACAAAAATTGAAATATGCATTTGGATCACACCCCACAGTAAAGGAGTTTCATGTGACTTCTGATGACCAAATGTTTCTGACTGCATCAGATGCAGGAAATCATGCAAAGACTTTGGATAATAAAGAAGTCAGATCAGAAAAACGTGGTGACTACATTAAGTCTACTGCTGTCACAGTACCAGAAAACCAGCTTGATCTGGAAAAGGAGGCTTTCCGTGAAAGACACAAACAACTGTTTGATAAATATCCTGCTGCAAATGCTGGTCTTGACAAAATCAAGGAAAAGATCCAGTTGGAGGAAGCCCGTCTGGCAGCCTTAGCGGAAAAAGAATCAAATGGTTCTAAGGAGTCAGAAAACACTGGTTCGGGCAATGAGTCCAAAAATGGCTCAGAGTCCGAAGGTGAAAATTAATTGATCTGTTAACTATAAACTTTAAAAAGATGCCTAAATATCAATATGGCTGTATAAAAGCCGAACACGGTACAATGGATGTCGAGACAGGTGTAATTTCGGGACTGACTGAATTTGACATCTATCAGAATACAATCGTAGTAGACGAGCCCGAAGCGCAAAAAACGGAACATTTTAAACAGGGCGATCCTGTGGCAAAGGTGACACGTTATGGGAATACCTCCAAGACAATTGCATTTTCCGTAATGGATGTATCAGCTGATTCGAAGGTAACATGGCTGGGTGGTACCAAAACTACCGTTGCGCTGAAGGACACATGGAACGCTCCCAAACGTGCGGTTAAGGAAACGGTGAAAGCTCTTGTATTTACACTGGAAGATGGATCTGTGATCACAGTTCCGAACGCAGGTTGCGCTGGTCGATTGAGCTCGAACCTAAATGATACAGATATCGCAATGATTCCTGTGATTGCTACTGTCAAATCTACGAATCTGGATCAGGTAGCGGATTTTCAATGGGCTGATTAATCTCTGTAACTATGAAATTGGATGCTAACAATGTAGAGCTCCATGCAACCGAGACATTATTACAAAGGGGCGTTCAGGTATATGTGAATGCCCCTTTGTTTTTACGGGTGTTTGGAAAGAAAAAAATTAAGCTCGTCCTCGGTGTGCCCACAGGAGGAGCTCTAAAAAGAATGGGCTACTGGTACCTTCAATGTCAATTATCAGCGGAAAAGCTGGAGGAGATATCTGTCGAGGAGGCCATGTTGTTTAAAGTCAAA